AAAGTTTTCCAGTTCCCGTATAGCGGTGTGTATCCACGTGTTATCCGCCCCGTCATGTGTTACGAATTTAAGGCAACCGTTCTCGGCTAAGCGTTTGAGTTCATATGACCTGTAGAGTTTGTCTTCCTGTGGTTTCATACTCATTATCTGGTGGGTGGGGAATTCTTTTTGTAGTGTGTCTATGAATAGTAGTGGCATACTTCCTGGTTCTTGTTCTATGAGTGTGAATACTCCTTGACCATCGTTACGGAGTAGTGTTCGGATTACGTTGTTTACACTACTGGCGTCTCTTCGGCTTCGTTCTAGGTGGTGTATGTATAGGTTGTCTGTGGTGTAGTCTTTGCTGGCGAGTGTTCCTGCGTAGTAGTCGGTGGCTGGTTTGCGTTGCCCCTTCTTAATCTTCTTATGGGCGGCGAGGTCCCAGAACCTACCCATAGGTAGCAGGTGGTTGACAGTGTTATAATCTACCGTGCAGGTTAAACTATTGTCATCATAGTCGGGGGTGTTGTAGAACCATTCGTGTTTGAATTGGTAGTCGCTCTCCCGTGTGGGGTGTCCCTGCATTACCATGTTGAATCGCTGAGTACCACGTCTGCGTCTGTCTGCCATTAGGTCTTCATAATTTTTGTGTCGACTCCATAGTGGCGTGTCTCTTGGTCTGCCTAGTATGTCCTTGTCTTCGCCTTCGCTTAGTGCGGGGAAGTTCATGTATACCCACGTGTCTGGTCTGATGCTTTCACCACTATGTAGTTTCTGTAGTGCTTCTTTGCCGTCTATCCATGGTTCCTTTTCGAGTAGTATTCCTTGCAGGTCTCGTATGTCTAATCTTTGAGCGACCACTATTATGATAGGGGGTAGTGCTCGTTTATAGTTACGGTACCGCTTCCTTAGACGGGTATCGATACTGGTATCATACCAGTCTTCGAGTTCACTTTGTAGTGTGGGACTACGAGCATCCCTTATCTCCTTGATAGGGTCATCAATCAATATAACATTGGCAGGGTTTCCCATTATCGCCCCATGACTACCAGCGGCGAGTAATTCACCACTATATGGATTGTCAAATAGGAAGTTTGTTTTTCGTTGGTAGTCTTGTTTGAGTTGTGGTTTGGTTAGTGTGTCTTCGCTGAACTCTCGTATGATGTCTCTTATACGGGCACCGTACTTGGTGGCACGTGACTCGCTGTAAGCGGTTACTATGATTTTATCGTTGGGATTGTTGACCATATAGTAGGATAGGAATGTGTTTACTAGTAGTTCTGTTTTGCCGTGCTGTGGTGGTGCACTTATCATTATCCTGCTACAACGGCCTTGTACTGCGTAGTCTAGTATGTGGAATAAGGGTATTTGCCATTTGAGTGGTTTCATGGTGTAGTAGTGTATGTGGTTGAACCATGTTACTAGTGTGTCGCTGGGGTATTCGGCGTATCCGTATTTGTGTGGTGTGTTAATACTCTTCATCCTCGTATTCCTCTTCGAGTTGTTGTGTCACGTGGTGGCTACGGTTTAGTTGTTTGTCTTCTACTTTTTCTAGTAGTTCTTCGATGACTGTGGTGTTTTGGGCGGCTTGTCTGGTGTAGTCATCGTATTGTTGTGTTTGCCGTAGTCCCTCGAGTAGTTGCGTCCATGACTTGTTGTTTTCTTGGTCTTCTCGGTGTAGTTGTATCCTGATGTGGTTATCGGTTGGTAGGTTTCCTAGTTGTGATTGTCTCCGGATTGTGTCCGTGATTGTGTTTTGGTGTGATTCTATGTGTTGCTCTGCTATGCGTGCTAGTAGTGGTGCTATGGTCTGGTTGATTTTTTTGATGGCTTCTTGTTTTTCTTGTTCTCTCTGTTGTAGTATGTCTTGTTTGCGTTGTCGGTAGTCGTATTGGTATATCCAGTTTCGGCATGTGCGTTCGGCGAATCCGCTTAGTCGGGCTAGTTGTGTGTAGGAGGGTGTGGGTGTGGTGGTGAGGTATATTTCGTTGAATGTTTTGGCACTGTTTTCGCTTTCTTGTTTTCCTTGTTTGTTTGTGTATCTTGGGTGTTCTGTGTGTGTGTTGTTGTTTGTCATGGTTTGTTTTCTGCCCTCCTTTTGCTTTTGTTGCGTGTTGGTTTTTTATAGGTGGTTAGAGAGATATATTACATTTTTAGTAGTGTGTTGTGGGGGTTATCTTTTTACTATTTGCTTATACTGTTATCGTGCAAGTGTTATCAGGGTCTTCTGGGTCTGTGATTGTTATTGTGGCTGTGTGTTCGAGTGGGTCTGTGTCCTCTATTTGGAAGCCGATTATGAATGCGCCTGTGTAATATTGTGGTGCGAAGGATACCGGATTTTTTGTTGCCTCGTTGTATTCTACTGTAACTGTTAATCCGGCTAGGAATTGGAATCTGTCAGGGGCTTCTTGGGTGAGGTCCATTGATAGAATGGTGTTGTCTTGTTTGTTTTTCCATAAGAAGAAGTATTCGGCGCCTCGGCCGTGGTCAAGTTGATTGACCCTTTTGCCTATGATTATTGGGGTGTATATTTCATCGGTTTCAGTGTTTGTTATTTGTCCGGTTACTGTGTGTGGTATGGTAGATTGTAATCCTTGTACTGTATCTGGTGTTTCCGGTTCCTCGACTGGTGTGTCCTCTATTAACTCATTCAGTACAGTGCTATTCGTGTTGAGTTCGATTAGTACTGTGTTGATGAAGTCTAGGAAGTGTGTTTGGAACCTGCTCGTATTATCAAGGTCAACTATGTAGAAATGTTTAGGGTTTAATACACTGGTGATGTTGGTCTGGAAGTCTGCTAACTTATTATTCACTGGTATGTCAATACTGGTATTATTCGTTGTGTTCTTGAGGTGGAATGTGAATATTGTGTCCTCGGTTATGGTTTCCGTGTTTAGTGTGATATTGTCTAGGTATACTGTTGCGATGGTTTTCCATGAGCGTTTGTGTGTTCTTATGCGTTGTTCTGCTTTGTTGGTGTAGTAGCTGGTGTTGTTTAGTTTGTTATGGTATTTGATTGTACCAGTTGGTAGTGTTATCTTGGTGGTGTCCTGTGTTCGTGTTATGGTATAATTTATCATTTTTTTTATTCCTCCATGGTGTTTCCTGTTTCTTCTTGGGTGGGGGTTAGTGGTTCGGTTACTTGTTCACCATCAGCAGCCTCATCTGCCTCATTGGTGTTAGCTTCTTGGTATTCTATTAAAACTTGTAATTCTCCTATTTTGGCTTGTAACTCGTTTTTTACATCAGTGACTGCCCAGCTTTCATAGGCGGTGAAATCAGCATCCTCCCTGCTTATATCATTTTCTTCCATTGTTATCTTGTCTAGTATGTTTACTGCTGTTATTAATAATTCTTGGTCTGCTTTTAGTTCTGTTATTGTTTTCAATTGTCTCTTCCTCCAAAATATAATCCATATAATCCATATTAATCCTATAATAATCATTCCTATAATATCCGCAACACCTCAGTAACCAAAGCCACAGCCACACCAGTACCAACCACAAACAACACCTGCTTATAAATCTCCAACCGACGCTCCAACTCATGAATCTCAGTATTATGCTTCGTAGCAACCTCCTTCAACCGGTCAATACAAACAACCTTACTCTCCACAACCTTCTGCTTCTCAGTCAACTCAATCAACTTCTGATTCTGAATATTATTACCCTCCTGCAACTGCTGAAGAATACTAATCACTTGATTATAATTAGTGGATTGCGTCGTTTCCAGTTTCTCCTGTCCTTCACGGAGGTTCTTCTCCAATTGGTCTAGTTTATAGCTTAGGAATCGGACATCTTCCTTGTTTTTGTTCTCGTTACACATACTCTCCTCATTCCTTGCCTGATTCCGTGTCTTGTTTGTCTTTATAGTATTGTTCTAGTGTTTCTTCCTGTTTCTCTGTCATGGTCTTGCCTTGTAGGAATGTGGCTAGTACTCCTAGTATGGTGGTGACTATTCCTAGGAAGATTGTTATTAATTCGATGCCAGTGCCCATGGTGGCTAGTAGTATTGTGCCAGTGAGTGCTATGATTAGGCAGGCTCCGAATATTCGTATTATGGTTTGTTGGTTGTCTGCGTTCATATCGTGTGTTCACCTCCCCTTCTAGTCTATTACAATAATACTCTGCTACGATTATCGTGTGCAGTAGTCTATGTTTGGGTACATTAAAATAAAATTAGCATTAAAATTTGTTCACATACAATAGTGTGTGATTTTTTGGGTGTTCACGTATTGAGGGAATTGGTTGTGGGTGGAATCGAACCACCACTAAGTAAAATTGGAATAATAATAAATATGACTATATTTATCCTATTGTCTTTGGATCATTGTCCATGTTCTAATCTTTCATTTCCTGTCACAACCATTAATCTGTGCTGGTGTGTATTATTGGTTCTGGTGGGAATCGAACCCACTCCATTAATTATTTTGCGACCAAGCAATTTATATCCTTTCAGAACCCCATCATCGTGTTATTGTTGTTTTGGGATTGGGTGGAATCGAACCACCAATTCGAGTAATTATAAGAGTAAAACCGAATCCAAAAACTAATGCTTTGGACTTGTATATTAAATTTCATTAAAGACAAAGAACAATTCCACATCAAATGCCATATTGACACACGGACACACAAACACCACCTGCTACTCCCATTATCCCTACCCCTTGTTTACGTGGAATGTCTAATCCCTATTGGGTAACGTGTAATAACCAATACATTAAGGGTAGACCATTTACTGGTGTATGGTGTTCTGGGTTGTAAGTGGTGTGTTGTCCCCTTTTGACTAATTGCAACACTACAAATATTTATAACTGGAAATCATAATCAATAGTTGATAATTTTTGAAAAAATGAATCTCGTATTTGTTCTCTTAATAGTAATCCCTTTCAATCCCATAATATCAATGAATAGTCATGTCCATTATTGTTTACTGCTTGTCCATTATGGCCAAATACATGAGAGCGGGTAGTGTGAATCCCATCTAGGTAATCCGGTGGTAATCCCCAACAAAATAACAGCAATAGGATTACATTATTTGGATAACCTAAGCGATGGATGGTGGGGGAAGGTGTCACTACAGAGTACACACGCTTGTACCAATGTGAGGCCAACCACACACCATGACATCAATAAGAGAACCCCCAACATGAAGGAGGACACACCCCAATGAATAATCCCAAAATAACCATGGGGGTGGAACAATAGGTAATCTCTAAAACCTTTGCCGACAAAACGGGGCAACCATAATGTAGGTGAGGGCTACCCCTATTGTCTTCTTCCCTTCTTTGGAATCATTATATTTACGTCAAATACTAATACCGAATAAACATTCCCCTTTACCTACTGGAGGAAAAATAAACTTAACTTTGGTGTGGTTTATAATTGAAGATCTCATTACACAATTATGTCCCTTAACTATATTATTTGAAAGAGTGATTACAAAATGTATTTTTTGGTTGGATGCATTAAGGGATTATTCCCTTAGGGTTTCGGGTTCTCCCCCTAATTCAACATGTTGTGTCCATCCTGTTCTCTTCATGGTTCTATTATGTGTGTGGATAATTTTGGTTAAACTAATGTGTGTTCCACCCCAGACTAAATGTAATGCCTCACAGGGTGGCGGGTGTACTCAACCCCTTTTACCAAATCATCCTCTTTTTTATCCCATTTATTATAATCCCATTGTCCTGACATGCCTTTTGTTGTGTAGTATTCATGCTCGTAATCGGGTTTACACACACAATCCCCACTCTCACCAGATTTGGCCGGAGTAAAATAATTAGAGTCTATATACATGAATAAATGCACTAATAATAAAATGTTACCAGCCCCCTACACATATAGAGTCCCGCCATTGTATACCAACAGGTATTTGTCCACAGGCGTACCCCCATATAGTGTATTTAGAACTGGTACCTGATTAACAATCTCCGATTTACAAACGGTGAAACAATCCGGACATGGATTTTTCGCTCTCGAGGGTGATACAGGTATCCTGGGAACACCTGGCCATAGGTGTATGGTGCTACCAGTACTAGTCCACATTCACGGCAGGTGATTTCCTGGTGTACAGGGTCTTCCTTGTATGTGTTGCCCTTGCATTCTGGGCATAGTTTGTTGTACCGGTGTTGTGTTCCTTGATTTTTTTTGTTCATCCTCATACTACTGTTTGACAAAAACAAAGTGGTTAAAGTGTATTGTTTAGAGTGTGTGGCATATAGGGGGATTGGTTGAAAAATAGTAAAGTGTGGGGTGGTTAGGGGGTGGTGATGGTTAGTAATCCTAATCCATTCTTGTAGTCATCGACACTTGATAGGTCTAGTGTTAGTAGTATGTGGTCTTCGGTGGTTATGCTTGGTATGATTGTCGGGGGTATGTTGATTGTGTGGTCTTTGTATACGTGTGTGGTGTGGTGTTCTGTGCCTGGTTTGGTTGTGGTGATGGTGGTTTGTCCTTGCTTGTTCTGGTAGATGTAGACTGTGTCTTTTATGTCTAGGTATTGGATTATCTCCTGGGGTATGGTTGTTTTGTCTGTGGTTTTGTTGTGTTTGACTGGTTGTTGGTATTGTAACTTGATGTTACCGTGGTGTTCTATTATCTTCATCTTTTTGTGTCCTCCTCGTTTATTCGTGTGGCTAATTCTCTCATGAAGTCCATGAGTGCATCGTAGGTGTTTAGTTTGTTGCATACATCTTCTATTGATAGGTATGTCATGGTCTCTTTGTCAAGTATCATTTCACCATGTGAAACTTTGTAACGGTTCTTCATATGATTAGTCCTCCATTCCCTGTATTACCATAACCTCTTTAATCAGGCCAGAAACTCCACTACAATATCCACCGGAAAATCCTGGATTATCCCCCTTAACAAAGAAATAGTCTCCAAAATCAACACGCAATTCATGAGGGTCTGATTCTCTTGAAATATAAGTATGTGTATGCACAGTGACTTCCAGATAATTTACTATCCGGTATGATTCTGTGTTATTGTTACTTTCCTCATTACAATATGTGATTTGGAGATTAATCCCTGGGAGATACACCTTAAGCACATATTCTAATGTCATTACATCTTCACGCCTGATATGTAACTCATAATTTGAATCAATACCTTGCTGATCCAAACTATGTAATGTGTTGCTAATTGATTGTGGTCGTACTGTGTCAGATACTTTTTCCATGAATCCTTGGAAGTCGTTAATCTCGTAACTCATTCTATCAGTCCTCCACTTCCAACTCGAATAAATCCCATAACTCATCCGTGAATAGAAAATACAATTCCTCACCAGAATCACACTCTATGAATAAATTATGCAAAGGGGTTGAAGTACAATCAAACAAATGCTCGATATACTGCACACCCCATAATTCAAATTCCATACATCGTGAAGGTTCTTTTTTCTGGATATATCTTGGAGCTGTTGATACATCTGTTTCCAGAATACCCTCCATTTCCTTACAGGGATACCTCCCTTGTATGTGGAGTGGGTTATTTTTCACTTTGTATTCTGTAGAAATCTCTCCATTATCGTAATTATGGGAGGTTATGACTTGGAAATCTCTTTTTAATATTTCTGTCCAACTGCTCATTATTTATCAGTCCCCCCTCGGTCATCATCTCTTACTATGATCTTCCATCATTTCCTTTGTTGCCTCCCATATTCTACTTCATCAATGCCAAGAATAAGATAGAAACTCTTATAATTATGTTCCTTGAAGTACCTACTTCCCCACCCATAAACTGCATTAAATGTTCTAGGGTGTTCAGGGTCTTTGGAAAATACTGGTGCATCTCCATATCCCTGTTCTATCATTTTTGAGAGTGTGTCATGTAACTCTTTCACTGTTATGATATTTTCATATATCTTCTGTTTTTGTTCAGTCATTTCCTTTGTTGCCTCCCATATTCTTGTTGCCCCCCTATTGATGGGTTTGTATTTCATTATTTCTTTTTTGCAGTACATTAATGTTACTACACATATTACGGGAGGGAGTAGTAGTATAATTTCATACACATTTATCCCCCACTTATCTTCTCATACAAATAGTCTGCTACTGTTACAATGATTGTTGCAGTAACCGCGCAAACAAAAGCACACCATAAAAAGTCCAACCCCTCTCTTTGAAATCCATTATTGGACATAAATAATAGGATTCCTAGTATGAGAATTGTGGCTTGATTAACATTCATTATATCCACTTCCATAATATAATGAACCAACATGTTTTACAACTGTGCATATTATTCACTCCACCTTATAATATCCTGATCTTTTAAATTTATGTGGTTTATACTGTGCAGTTTCATTATGCTCTTCTGTTTCTTCAAGGTACATCTCAATACAGTCCCGTAATGTGAACAATAAGTTCACATCTTGGCTACGTGCTTCAACTTTATTATTACTGTACTTCCATATTAACACACTGTACCCTGTTCCTACTTCGTCCAAGATTGCCACATGCTTATTCCATGAATTATTGCAATGTATTCTTTTCTTAATATTTTCCCGTATACGGTTCATATCCACTTTATCACCCCTTTTTGGTTTTCGTGTCATTGTCTGCCGTTCTTTACTCATCTGGTAATATCAGTATTACTACTACGACTATTACTACTGCTATGAATATGGACATCTTCATGCTTTTAATCCTCCAATCTGTTCTAAGTAATCTATTTCCATATTATCTCACACTTATTATCCTTGTTTTCTTCTTCTATTCTCTGCTGTTCTCGGCTTATCTGGTAATCTATTATCAGTGTTACTGCTCCGACTATTACTACTGCTATGAATATGCATAGCATGAAGTGTTGTGGTGTGAATGTGTTGTTAGCCCCAGCAGTATTTGTTACTGTGGTACACATAGCTGATTGTTGAAATTGTTGAATGTACCATGCTGGTGAATAAGTCATCATCCTCATAACCTATTCCCTCCACTTGAAGTCTGAGGGCACTTGATCTTTGTAACATTTAGTCATATGTCAACTCTCCTTAGTCTTCTAAGTCTTCTATTGGTTCTTTTATTGCTAAACAAATCTTCATGCTAGTTTCCTTTTTGTAATTCTTTAATCATTCTGATTTGCCTCCATTGTATGTAAGGTTATATCCTACTACCCGTGTTTGGGTTATTGGTTCTTTCTTCATTTTTCCTTTCTGTATTTGTTTTTCTATCCACTCGTAGAATGCCCAATGGCATGTGTGGTCTTTGTCAGCATTGAGTTCTACAAGATGATTGTATGCGTAAGCCTGTTCTACTGGTTCTCCTTTGTGGTCTTTAAAGAATTTTGTTAATACTTGGTTTGCTTTTTTTCGTTGTTTACGGTCTCTTGCCATTCCCTTGGAATAGTCTTCTTCGTAGTATGGCATGTTATATCACCGTTAGTTGTATGGTGGTTAGGAATACAATCATTTCCATATTCTTCACTCCCCCACTACTGGTTTCCATTTACTACAAGTGTCTGTAAGTTCTACGTCTGCACACTCAGGGTAGGCAAGGACACATTCATACCATGTTTCATGAGATGTGTTTGTGGTTGTCAACAAGAATTTACAGTTTTTACAAATTTTCTCGGTCATTGAGTTTTTACTCTCCTTTGATTTTTGTACTTCTTTTTGTACTTTGAATGATAGTCGGTCTAGGATTACTTCATAATCGTTCATGTATCTTCTGCATTTGTTTATGTTCAAGTATTCTTCTTTTAGTTTGTCGTATACTTGGTCTTTGTCTTTGAATATGTATCTCTCTGTATATTGTTCTTCAGTCATTGTATCACTCCTTTCTGTTTGTGGATATTCCGAAATTGTTAATGTTTCTTAGGGGTATGCTCATATTTGCTCTCACTTGAACAATTTCGCCGGGAACCTCATTAATTGTTTCTTTACATATTACGCCGATGAAAATAGTAGATCCCCTAACTGTTAATTCTTGAGATGTATTGATTTGGATTACATCGCCATAAGCGTATGGTTTTTTATTAATCCACAATACTATCTCCTCTTTAGTAAAGTAGTAATCATCTCCTGCATCATCTTTTTTTGAGGCAACTGCTTTTTCTTTTATGCAACTTGTGATATATTCATATTTCATGTCTCTTCACCTCACCATGTACCCTCAGATAGTTTTGTACTGCCAGTTCAACATTATTTATTCTTTGATCATACATAATACTTAGTTGAACTCCTGAGAATGCACTGGTTGATTCTGCTTTTAACTCGTCGAATGACATCCCGTACATTTCTCTGCTCATTTTGTCTTCGAGTTCATGTAATTCTTGCAGACTATCCGCATCCCACTCTACTGCATGTAAGGGGGTAATACTTGCTAATATGATTATTAGTATGAGTATTATTTTTTCATTCATTCTTTCACTTCCTCATTACATGTGTTCAAATTCTTCATTATACCTGCAACCATCACACATAGTAATACTCCTTGCAGGGTCTCGTTTTCCATTACTGCTATACCTACACCAATAGCATATTTTCGGATTGCAGGTTTCCTTATCAGGTAATTTTTCTATAATTTCAAAAGCACCAGTTGAACATTCCAAATGTTCTGCGAAGTAAAATGCTCCACCTCTAAGTTTTCCAACATAATGGTTGTGTCCAAACCGTGATAGGAATGATGTTAAGGAGAGTAGTAATTCTTCATCATCACTCCACCCACCAGTTGTGATTTGGTATAATCCGTATCCTTTTTGGGTTACTCTACCAATGTGTAGTTTGTCTTCTATTTCTTCGAGGACTCCGTAGAATCCTCCACCGTTTGTGTATATGTTGTTGAAGTGTTCTGTTAATTCTTCAGTCATTGTATCGTCCTCCTCATTTTTCTTTATTCCATGTTATCGTAGTCCCAGCCAATACTCTCCAGATAATCACGCTCCTCCCGAGCATCCTCTAGTGTTTTGTAGGTGCCGAAGTGTTGGTGGTATCCGTTCACCATTTTTCTTATAGCGTATGTGCCTGAGTGGGTCTTGGTGATGTACCTGTTTTCTGGGTTTCTGTGTTGTCCTCGTAGTAGTGGTCTTAGTTTGCCTTGTTGTTGTAGTTCGTGTTTTTTTTGGAGTGCGTCTTGTAGTGTGTTTGTGATGTATAGTGTTTGTTGTTTTTGTTTGATTACGTATTTGTTGTAGTATTGGTATACGTATTTTTCAATTCTTTTATACTCCACGTATATCCTCTCCTTCCCCATCAGTCAAAATTGTCATAATCCCAGCCAATACTTTCCCAAAATATTTTGTCTTTGACTGCATCGATGATTGTTTGATATGTACCGTAATGTTCCCCCTTCCTTTGTAAGATATATTTTCCATCAGGACGCTTTTGAACATATTGTATCCCTGTATATCTTGCATGGTTTCTCGGTTTCCCAGTATTCCATTTCGGTGGAACTGGCAACTCCTCAGGCATTTCCCAATTATGCATGAGAAGATGTGCCAATACACTCAAGACATTATCCAAACTTCTGCTACTATAATAATATTTGGTATGCCCCCGTATTGTGCGGGTTATCTGATAATATCCCCCTCTTGTTTTGTGGATATGTTTGACACCTACTTTGTTAGGTTTACTTCTTCTGGGTGGTATTTTCAGTTTCGGTGTTGGTAGAATTTTTATTATGCTCATCGAACCCACTCACATCAATTTCTCCACTCATTAATTGGGGCAGTAATTTATCTCGTAATTCCTGTAACAGTCTTGTTTCTTCATCGTTCAAATAGAATATGTGCTGTTGCCATAGTGGGAGCAATATACGGAAGATACTGCTTAATTTATTCTTATTCTTGTTTTCAAATTTCAAGACTTTGCTGTTGCTACTTGACACCCAGTCTTCATTTAGTAATAAGGGTAACCCCATGAATTTTAGGAATTGGTTTGTGTCTTCTGTTGCTTCGTTTCCTTGTTTGTGTAGATGTACAAGGTCTTCCATTTCACTATCTTTCAACCATACTTTGTTGATTGTTAGTTTTACTGTGTTTTTTTCTTCTCGTACACGATTGATGTCTGTTATTATGTCTTCGTAGGGTCTTGTTTTTTCTTCCTTGAATTTGAATCCAATGTATCTGTTACTATTCAGTAAGTATTGGTTTTCTTGGACTTCTTTGCTTGTTACTGTTTTGTAGTATCCCTCCTCTGTTGCTCCACTTTTAATTGCAGTTACCATTTCCTTAATATGTTGTTCTGTGAATATTGCCATGTTCTTTTTGTATGTTCTGTTCCTATGACTTGCACTTCCTTCCCCTTTTTGAAGTCTTACTTTGACATCATAATGTTCCCTTGCATCTATGAATGTTATCTTGTCATCCTTATTGTTTTTGTCTATGTACAACACACATACGGGGATACTGGTGCTTTCAAACATTCCATCAGGGCAATTTATTACTCCTCTGAGTAAATGTTCATCAACCAATCTTTTTCGATATTTGTCTTCTTGTGTACTGCTCAATACACCATTCGGTAGTATGAATACAATTTTTGCATCATCACTACTTTCTGTTATTGCTCTTTCAATAAAGGCATAATTCATCAATCCTCGAAATTCTACCCCATTGATTGTACATTTGTCTTGTCTGAGGTTGAATGGTGGGTTACTGATCACGTTAACTGGTTTTTCTTCTAACAACACGGCTTGTTTTTTCTTTACAATTCGAGAGTATTTTTGACCTCTCTGCAAAGTATACGTGTGGATTTTTTCCCCAGTTAGAACGTTCTTCTGGTATACTGTTGCAGTAACATTTTTGTGTGCGAGATTGAAAAGAAGAAATGGAATTACATTCTCATCCAACTCTTCAATCAAATATTCTTGGTTGTGTAATTTGTTGTGTTCTATTGTGAGTCTTCCTACTCCTCCACATAGGTCAAGTGTTTTCCCTTTGTTTGATGTCAATGCAGCACAAAGATCCGCAAGAGACGGGGGTGTGAAATCTTGACTTTTTTCTTCACGGTCTGCGAGGTAAAACTGATACATTCTTTGTATGTAATCTATGTGTTCATCTTTTTTTATGCTATCATAAGTTATAAGTATTTCTTCAAGGTTTCCCTCCATTATTGCTTGTTGTATTGTTTTTTTGAAATCTTCAGTGTTGCGAACACCTATTGTTTTGAACAATTCCTCTCTGAAATCTTTTAATTCAACCATGCATTAACTCCCTCATTTATAGTTATAGTATGTTTTTGTAGGTTTCATTCATCATCATTAAACTATCAGCACAAAACTTGTGCGAGAAACCATTCCTGTAACACTGCTTACACCGAGCTAACAC